TGTTCCAGTTTTGCAAAATTGTCGCAGACCCCCCGCGTGTGCAAATTGTTATCATGTTGTTTGTCTCCATCCTGGGGGGAAATTTTGAATATCTGCCACTTTGTCACCATTGGTCACCATTGGTCACCTTTGGTCACCATTGGTCACCTTTGGTTATACATGTCTTAACCATACACCATTGACAAAATTGCAAGAAACCTGTATAATTATTTTAAATACCACAAACGCCAGCGAGGCGAGGATGTCGTGGAAAGTTAGAATTTATCTATCAAAGCATAAAGAGGACTGGCTTTATCTGATAGACGTAAAGACATTTAAACCAAAAGTGTTCGATAATTGGACAGATGCTCAAGAAGCAGCAAATCTTTGGTCTAATTCAGATATTGAACTTAACCGTTCTTCAAAAGAGGTAAGCAATGCCACGTAAAAAGTCATTTGCAGCCAGATACGCCAGCTATCAGGAACCAAAGGGTCTGGACGAGCAGCTTACCGAAAAGGAACAAGCGTTTGTCGAAGCCCTGATAGACGACAAAATGGAGCCTGAAAGCGCGTTTCTCTCAGCGGGCTACGTGGACAACCATAACCTGGCTCGCAACCGCGCTCTGCGCCTGCAACGCTACCTTTGGCCTCACATTGAAAAGCGCATTGAAAACCGCATCTCTGAGACAACCACCTTGGCTCTCAATGTGCTTGATTCACTGATGCGCTCGGCAGAGTCTGAAAACGTACGTCTCAACGCAGCCAGAGACATCTTGTCTCGCGCAGGCTATGACGCAGTTACCAAGCAGGAAACGGTCATCAAGGAAGTGTCTGAACTGTCTGACAAGGAGCTTGACGAGGCTCTTCTGAAAATCCTCGAAGACGACAACATTGTCCCTCTGAAGCCAAAGAAGGCCAAGGGTGCGTAAGGAAGAAGCTCTAAAGCTGCTGGAAGAAAAGCGTAGGCGCGTAGAGACCAACCGAATACTTGGCTACGAGCCTTACAAGTACCAGCGCAAGTTTCACGCCGAGGGAGCGTCTTGCCCACAGCGCATCCTGATGGCAGCCAACCGGGTAGGCAAAACCTTCTGCGGAGCAGCAGAAACTGCCTACCACATGACCGGAGAGTACCCAGATTGGTGGGAGGGTCACCGTTTTGATCACCCTGTCCGAGTCTGGGTAGCGGGTGAGTCTAACGACACTACCAGAGACATTATCCAGAAGGAACTATTTGGACAGCCTCAAGACCCGACACAGCTAGGCAAAGGGGCTATTCCGCTTAAAAACATCGTAGACACCATACGCAAACCCGGTGTCCCCAACGCTTTCAGCGCGGCTCTTGTAAAACACAAATCAGGCGGCAACTCGCAGATCAGCTTCAAGGCCTACGAGCAGGGCTTTGAGAAATTCATGGGCGAGGCCATAGACGTAGTATGGCTAGACGAGGAGCCCAGACAGGAAATCTTTTCGCAGTGTATAACCCGAACGGCAGACACCAGCGGTATTGTCTACATGACGTTCACTCCAGAGCGGGGAATGACAAACGTGGTCTCCTCGTTCTTAAACGATCTCAAACCGGGACAAAGCCTGACCACTGCAACTTGGGACGACGTAGAACACCTGAACGAGAACACCAAGGAACAGCTACTGGCTGTCTACAGCCCGGCAGAGCGCGAGATGCGCTCTAAGGGCATCCCGGTCTTCGGCTCTGGCTTGGTCTATCCGGTGGTTGAAGAAAACATCGTCTGCAAGGACTTTGAGATACCTGAACACTTTCTCTGCTTGGCCGCCATAGACTTTGGCTACGACCATCCAACCGCTGTCAGTTGGGCAGCTTTTGACCCTGACGACGACATCATCTACGTCTACGACGAATACAGACGCAGCAAGGAAACACCGCTGACTCATGCGGCAGTTATAAACGCCAGAACACCAGGCATACCTGTGGCCTTTCCGCACGACGGGCTACAGCACGACAAGGGCAGCGGAGTACAGCTAGCGCAGCAATACAGAGACCTAGGCGTCTACATGTTGCCTCACCACTTTAGCAACCCGCCTGTAAACGGAGCAGTTAATGGTAACAATTCTATTGAAGCAGGCATTAGCGAAATCCTGCAACGTTTTGAAACAGGCAGGCTGCAAATTTTTGAAAATTGCCAAGAAACTCTGGAAGAGCTGCGTCTCTATCACAGAAAAAACGGCAAAGTCGTGCCTGTCAAAGACGATCTTCTAAGCGCAATGCGCTACGCTGTGCTCTCTGTTGAACGCTTTGGCGAGCATCTTAAGAACAAAGCTGTATTTAAGAAGTACGATTTCTCATCTAAAATAGAATATAACAGCAAAGGGATTGTCTAATGCCCATTCGAAAAGTCAAAGGTGGCTACAAGTGGGGCTCCAGCGGCAAAACCTATAAGAAGCGAGCCGATGCGGTCAAGCAGGCACAGGCAGCTTACGCCAGCGGTTACAAGGCTAAAAAGGGCAAGAAATAATGTCACTTGAACTTTCCGATAGCGAAATTCTTGCTCTTGTCGAGAGCGAAATTAACGGCAGTACTTCTTACCTGGATTCTGAAATTGCCAACCAGCGCGAAAAGGCCATGGATTATTTCTATGGTGAACCCTTTGGCAACGAGGAAGACGGTCGTTCTCAGGTTGTAATCACCGATGTTCAGGACACGGTGATGTGGATGATGCCCAGCCTGATGCGTATCTTCACCGCTGGGGACAAAGTTGTCCGCTTTGAGCCAGAGGGGCCAGAGGACCAAGACGAGGCCGAACAGGCTACCAATTATATCAACCACGTCTTCTACAAGCAGAACGACGGGTTTATGATACTGTATAACATGTTCTTCGACGCGCTGGTTCAGAAGACCGGCGTGGTCAAACACTACTGGGAAGAACTGGAAGACATCAGCACCGAGAGCTACGAGAACCTGACCGACTCGGAGTTCAACTTGCTGATGCAGGACGAAGACCTTGAACTCGACCAGCACACCGAACGAGTGCGGCTAGACAAGGTGATCGAGCCAATGTCTGGCGCATTGCTGGACTTTGAGGAAGTGTCTCACGACGCGGTGTTTCTGCGACGCAAGATGAACGGCAAGGTCACTGTTGAAAACGTACCGCCGGAAGAGTTCCTGATCAACAGAGGTGCTCGCAGCATTAAAGACGCTCGCTTTATCTGCCACCGCTCGATGAAGTCGCGCAACGACTTGACGCGCATGGGCTTTGATCACGAACTGGTCGAAAGCCTCCCCTCGTTCAGCGCGGGCGCTAACGACATCACCACCAGCCCTGAGTATATCGCCAGGCACAGCTATGACTCGTCGCAAATCTATCCGCAGCAGGCGGCGTCTGAGTCTGACGAGCTTGTAGAAATCTTTGAGTCATATCTTAATCTTGAAATGGACGACTCAGAAGTAGCCGTGCTGCACAAGGTGACTCACGCTGGTAACGAAATCCTAGACATCGAACCTATCGACTATAAGCCCTTTAGCGCAATTTGCCCAGTTCCGATTCCTCACAAGTTCTACGGTCTCTCCATTGCCGAACTGGTGCAGGACGTTCAGCTAATCCGGTCTACGCTTACGCGCAACTTGCTTGACAACATGTACTTGGCCAACAACGGTAGGTATCAGGTTGTCGAAGGTCAGGTCAACATTGATGATCTACTGACCAACCGACCGGGCGGTATTGTACGCACACGTTCGCTCAACGCGCTTCAGCCGATCCAGACCCCGGCGCTTCAGAACTACGCCTTCCAGATGCTGGAATATTGGGACAACATCAAGGCGGGACGCACCGGAGTTAACGCCAGCACGCAGGGTCTCCCGGCAGATGTTCTGAAGTCGCATGTAACCTCTGGCGCTGTGACAAGCGCGCTGACAAACGCGCAGGGCCGGTTGGAACTCATTGCCAGAATCTTTGCCGACACTGGCGTTAAGGACATGTTTGCCGCGATCTACAACTTGGTCCAACGCTACGAGAACCGCAAGCGGATCATCAGGCTTCGCAACACCTATGTAGAAATTGACCCTACGGCCTGGCGCGAGAACATGGACGTTAGCGTTGAAGTTGGCCTAGGCTATGGCGATCAGGACATTCGTTTGAACAACCTTGGCACCTTTGCAACACTGGTGGAAAAGGTAGCGCAGCAGACCGAGGGTATTATCACCCCGGATAACATCTATAACCTGATGCGCGAAATGGCCGACGAGATGAACATCAAGAACGTGGATCGTTTCGTCTCTCCGCCGCCGCCTGAACGCACTGAGCCAAACTTGCAGGAACAGCTAATCCAAGCACAGGCTCAAGCGCAGTTGATTGCAGCGCAGGCTGCTCAGATGGAGGCTCAGGTAAAGGCCAACGAGCTTCAGATCAAAGCTGCCAAGCTGGAACTTGAGCGTATGGAAATTGAACAGAATATGGCGATCAAGCGAGAAGAACTAAAGCTAAAGGGAATCGAGCTTGGCTATGAAATGACCTCTGGTGAAAACGTAAAGGCTTAGAAAATGGCATATCAGAACAACTTTGCTTCGCGCATTATTTCGAGTGAAAACATCACCAGCGGCGGCACTTCTGCTCAGAGCGGCAGTGCTCCCTTTGGTGCTCGCGTTGTACGCATCACCGCCACGGCCAATGTAAACATTGTCATTGGCATTAACCCAACTGCCACTGCTGCTGGTACGCTGATCGAACCGGCTGCTCCCGGTTATTTTGTAGTCACGCCTGCCAGCAGCGTGGGCGGCAGCGACGGTGAAAAGGTAGCCAGCATTGGGTCAGCCACGGTGAACATCACTTGGCTGGAGGGTTAAATGACTAGGCAGCATCCTTTTGCACACAGGATTGTTAAAAGCGAAAAACTTAGCATTTCAGGCACCAGTGTTCAGTCTGGTACCTGTCCTTTTGGAGCCAGTATTGCTCAGGTCCGCTCTCACGGCACCAGCGGATCGCCTTTGAATTTTGTACAAATTGGGCTAAACCCGGTAGCTTTGACCGACGGTAGTTCTTCTTTTATTCATAATGGCGACTCAGAACATTTTTTAGTTCGACCCGACTCGTCTCCCGGTGCCGGAGACGGGGAAAAAATTGCATGCATATCCACAGCGGGAACGGCAGACTTGTTCATTGATTGGCTGGAGAGTTAGACAATGGCCACTAACAAGAAGATCACAGAGCTTGCCGAACTTACCGAGGCAAATCTAGCCGACGACGACGTGCTTGCAATTGTAGACGTTAGCGCAGGTACGACCAACAAGGTTCGTAAGTCCACTTTGGCCTCTGCGCTTGCCGGTGTCTCCAGCCTGACGGCAACGTCGCCTATTTTGGCA